TAACGGTAAAAGATTTACAAGAAACAAATCTAAAACCACCAGCTCCACCACCTGATCCATGATTTGTTCCACCGCCACCTCCACCACCAGCGACTACTAAATACTGAACATTATATGTTGGGGGTTTTAATGTTGGTGGTGTTTCATTTGCAGTGTTGACAGTAATCCATCCTTCAGTTGCGCCAGAATAAATGATTGTTGCTGACAATCTTTCGTCTTTTAATAAAAAATTTGAACATTCACCTTTTATTTTAGATCCATTTCTACATAATGTAACGGCGTTACAATCGAATTTTCCTTTTAAATCTGCTACAGCTAAAATATCACCAGCAGAAGGTGAACTTGGTAATGTTACTGTAACTCCCCCACTTGTCGTATTAATAAAATAACCTACTCCGTTAGCTGCTGTAAAAGGACTTGTTTTTGCAGTAGTACACCAGTCGACTGTTCCAGTACGACCCATTCCACAGGTGCTTGCTCCTGTTGCAATTTTAACTGTTTTACCTGATGAACCTAAAGTTAAAGTTGAACCACATTGTACGTCTACTGTATTTACTTCTATCTTACTCATTATACTACTACCAAAGTTCCAGTTACTGTTACTGTTGCGTTAAAAGTTACAGGACCAGCTAACACAGCACTCTCTATCACCATGGCTCTATCAAAAGTCGCTGCATGGTGGTGAATGCTATTTTCTGCTGCTCTGTCACCTATATAAACTTGTTCATTTATCTCAGCCATTTATTCTCCTTATGT